TAATTCATATCAGATAAATTAATACTGACATCAGTTTGAGAGTTTACAAATAAGTCTTTTAAAGTATGCTTAGAATTATCTATGCTAAAAATTATTTTAGGGTTTGCATCTTCTTCGTAATCTGATTCGTCGTAATAAAAAATTCTTGTTTTTTTATCATCTGCTGGAGTTTCTGCTCCTAAGATTACTGCTCCGCTTGTACCTGCAGGAACTTTATACGGATTATTATTAGAATCTAATTTGCAATATATCGGTGTGAGTTGTATAGTATGTTTATTATATACTCTATTATACCCGTTGTTTGTTTTTACATAAAAACCTCTATAGGGAACAAGATGCGCATATTTATTACTTTCATCAAAAATATTAGAACGGGCACCACTCGCTGCAAAATATATTGTATTACCACTTGGATTATAGTCCTGCCATGTAACTTGGGCTTTGAAATTAAGAAAAGCTTTTGATGAATCTGAATTCCGTACTAGATCTTCCAAAGCACCAGTACGAATAGAAATATTATTTTTATTAAGGACTTCTATTTTAGTAGATATAAAATTTTTAATAGTTATAGTTTCACTAGCTATATTAAGAAGAGCATTACCTTCATTATCATAGAAATAACAAGTCACTGTATATTGACCAGGATATTGATATATATGAGAGGATGTGTATGTATTAGCTGCACTTAGAGTATAACCGTCTCCGAAGTCCCAAAAAGTTTTAATGGTACTAACTTCTTTGTGATATGACTCAAGAAAATCTCCTGTAAGATTAGGTGTGAAAGTAAAACTGGTTATTCTTGTATAACCTGAAAGAGTTGCAGGCGCAACAGTAATCGGTGTTGTAACCGATAGAGTGCAATCTGAAATACCGTTGATTACGTCACAATCTGCCATTATTAGTATTCAATGTTAGTTGTTCTAGTTACTGTTTCCACAGTAATTTTATTTTTCATAGCTACAGAATTTTCTATAAATGGAATTTGAAAAGTAAGTAAGTTAGTATTTGTGTTAATTATTTTTAAATCTCTACCATTATAAACAGGATTATATAAACCGAAATTTATACCGTCTGCTTTAATACCTAAATCTGATCTATATGTATACAAACCTACAACACCATCAATACCTAAAATATCTGCATTAAGTTGTGTAATATTAATAAACTGACCAAGCTTAGCATTATTAAAATAACTTTGTAAAATATTGAAAGCTTTATCGATTATTGTATTATCATTTACAATAGTTGCAGAACTTCTTTCAATAACTAAAGATGTATAGTCTTTTATTTGTAACGCTCTACTTTCTGAAGAGCTTTTAAGGTAAAAATCAATCCCTAAGTATATAGGATCGAGAAAGGTTATTTCAGCATTCAAAAGCTTATAATCTCTTATGTTCCTAATAATTTCTGTTTTTAGAGAAGGGGATATATAATTAGATCTAGTTACAACAGACTTACCTTTTTTAAACTTAGGTACTATTGTTACAAACAAATTATTGAAATCAAAACTATCACTATAAGTAACTTGATTGAAGAGAGCATTGTTATGGCCCTTATATGAATTTAAACCTAAATTATTTGTTAGATAAGATCTATAAGAATTTAAATAATCAGAATTATTATGTACCTTTACATCGTAAACAAAATTTTTGTAATTGCGAGTTATAAATGCTTCATAATCTTTCTTAGTTATTAATTTATACTCTGATGTAAAAAACTTTGGTGCATTAGTTCTAATCTCTTCTACACTTTCTTCTTCTCCAAAGTCTGTACTATCTTCAGTGTTAGTAGCTGTTATATTAACACTCTCATCGACAGATACGTAATCTAATGTAGTGTCTTTAATATCATTAAAAATTTGATCAAAGCGAGTAGTATTAAAGATATTAAGAGTAGTCGCATTAAAATTGTTTTTGGTTATTTTACCTGTATCTCCAGAAGAAGGTAAATAGTATATTGCAACTTGATCTCCGTTTGTCAGGCTCGCACCGTTTATATTATTACCAAATCTGATTTCGTAGTTTTTATTTTGGTTATATCTACATTCAAATACCCTATCATTTGCATCAGCTAAAAACAATGAAGGGGATCTTTTATATTCATACCATTTGTTATTATTAATCTCTTTTACGAATACATAAATGTTGAAGTGATCAACTATTGTATCTGCGCCTGGTAAAAGATTTATCATTTCATATTCTTCCCCTGTCGCATTAACTAAAGGATATTCCTGAAACTTACCTTCATAAAAAAGATTATTTTCTATAGGAGTTAATTTTTCTGAAGCTGCGGTAATTTTTCTATAAGTTGTATCTCTAACAACTGAGTAAGTCTTACCATTAGATGTAATAAAAGCGAATCTGGGTACTGTATGATAACCGATTGACAAATTAGCTAGTCCGGTTAATTCTATAGGTACAACTGACGATTGTTTACCTACAGGTTTATAGTCAATCAATTTGACTATACGGTTCATATTTTCATACAGCTGCGCATCCGTGAAAACTGCTTCAGAACTAGTTTGGTTCAAGTAGAACAATAAAGTATGATATGAATATGCGATTATATCTATAATTGCGTTAAGGTTACTACCTTCGTAATTCTGATCTGTAAAAGAGATATCGCTATTATTATTGAGTCGATCTACAATAAGATCTCTCAAACTACGAGCATCAAACGATGCATATGCATCTATAGGTAAATTATATTCTGTAATATTTGCCATAATTAGTACGTAAATCCTGTTTCATTTAGTGTTCCGCTAATATTCGCATTTAAATTATTTAATTCCGGAACAGCGATAACCAATGTTATGAAGTATTCGTTTTGTTGTTCTCTACCTACAATATCTACTTTTCGTACTGTAACACGAGGCTCGTAAAAAGAGAGCTGATCCATAATCTCACTACCAATCTGTCTTGCAGTTTCTTTAGATATAGGTTGAAATAAAAATCTACTTAAATCTAAACCAAATGCAGGGTTTAATATTTTCTGACCAGGCTTGGTATTGAATATGTTTCTTATAGAGTTTTTAACTGCTTCGAGATCATAATCTACTTGTACCTCTTCTTTTGTACCAGTATCTGAAACATAAGCATTATTTAGTTTAGATCTTAATCTAAAGTCTAAGTGCAGATCACTATATGTAAAAGTATCTGTTTTATACTTTTTGCTTTCATCAGATAAAAAATCTAAATTTATAGGCATATTAATTATTTAATAAATAAACAAAAAGCATAAATAATTAAAATGGGAAAATTCAATAAAATATACGAACAGGTATACCAGCGCTATAGTAAAGCGAGTGCTATCCCAGGAGACTATGTAAAGATTCGATCGAATGTCAAGAGCTCTGACTGGTATAAAAACTTAGATGAAGCCCGCAAAGGCTACGTAGATAGTATTATTCAGTTACAAGAAGCTGGAAGATTTATTCTCTTTAGTGCTTTAAAATCTGCTCAATACGAGACTAACGTATTAAACTCTGGTGAGCACTTTGCTGATATTGCAGTAGAAGAGGCACCAGGATTTTATAGTAATCCATTAACTATTCCTGTTGAGCTAGTAGAGTTTGATGAAACTTACGAAAATCACAGAGGTACTAGAACAGATAAAAATAACGAGCAACAGGTTGAAACAAATGAAAAACCTGAGCCCGTTAAAGATAAAGAGATAGAAATTGGTAGTAAAACTAAGATTGAAGGTGGGGACTATAAATTAGCAGGTGAGAGCTACACCTCAAAATATATGCCTTGATATTTCAATTAAGCATGTAAAGAAGTTAATTTCTTTATCAATTACAATATTATTTCTATAAAAGTATTCAGAGACTGTTATCATACAGTCTCTGTTTTTGTCTGCAGATAAAGAAAGTTTATTATTATAAAGCTGCTCAAATAAAGTTTTGAATAACATATCATAATCATTGCTGAACAAGGTTTCATTTTCAATGATATGTTTACGGGCTTTATACATATCTTTTTTCTGCAATAGAGCTAAACATTCTACTACAATGCTCTCTGCATTGCTAAGTACACTACCTTTCTTACCTGTAATATTATACTTTTGTATATTATTAATACATTTACGTAGATCGGGATAAGACTTATTGATCAACTCTGATAAATGATTATGCTCGATATCAACTTTCTCTTCGTTAATAATATGTAACACACGCTTAATGTATTCTTCTTTAGGTGGTGTGAATACAAACGTATGACATCTTGATTGAAGAGCGGGAATAATCTTATGTTGATAGTTTGCAGTTAGAACAAACCGAGCAATATCATGATACTCTTCCATACTATTACGAAGAGCTTTTTGTGCGTCTAGACTTAAACCATCACATTCATCGAGCACAATCACTTTGATTGTACCAAAGATACTTTGCGTCTGAGCAAAGTTAATTACTTTAGTACGGATAGTATCAATACCATTCTCATCAGACGCATTTATATAAAGATATTGCGACTGGAGAATATCATTGATAATAATTTTCGCGAGAGTAGTTTTACCGACACCTGGGCTACCTACTAGTAATAGATTAGGCAGATTACCACTTTGCTTGACATTATTAAAATAATCTCGAGCGTCTTTAGAAAGTACAATATCGTCTAGAGTACTCGGTCTATACTTTTCAACCCAGATGTCAGTAAAATTCATATTATGCCTTATCAGATGAACCAAAGCCTTTTGCTCCACGATTAGTCTCAGTTACTTCTTCAGACCAATCCACATCAACTTGCAAAAGAGGATAAACTACAAATTGCGCTACAGCTTTACCTTTTTCAATCGTAACATCTGTATCACTAAAGTTATAAAGCTTTACTCCAAGATCTCCACGATATTGGTTATCAATAACTCCTAGATGAGGTTGGATGTTATGTTTAAAGCCAAGACCAGATCGAGGCTCGATACGAAACCAGTAACCAGGAGAGATATCAGCTACGGTAATGCCTACCGGTGCTACAGTAGTGCCGCGAGCAGGAATAACAACATCTTCTACACTAAAAATATCGTAGCCAGAATCTCCTGTAGCCCATGCGTTATTGTTAACTTTAGGGAGAATAGCATCATCATGAGTCTTCAAAAACTTAACTTTAATAGCAGGCTTATCTACAATATTCCAATTCACATTTTCTGTCATACAGGTATGATATATATTATTATTTTTTAATCAAGGTTTAATTATTAGAAACGGCTTATAAATACTCCTATGGAAGAAGCTAATGATATTATAGCACAGCTTAAAGAAATTCCAAAAGAAACTAAACAGCTTTCTAAAAAGAAAGATATTGAGCCTCTTGAAAAAGAAAAGGTAGAGCAATTCATTATAGATAACTCTTCCAAACTTATCCAAGATAGTATGGAAATGATTGACAATATGAAAGAAGTTGTCTTTCATGTTCCAGATGCGGATAATATATCTTCTTTAGCTGAGCTTATAAAAGCATCAACAGGTGCCATAGAAGCACTTAATAAACTTGTAACACAGGATAAGAAAGCCCAAGTTCAATTGCAAGTGAAAAAGATGGATGTAGAATCTAAACAAATGCTACAATATACAGAACAAGAACATAAGCTCAAAATAAGCAGAGAGGAAATTCTTAAAAAATTAATTGATGGTAAGGATGTTATAGAAGCTGAAGAATCAGCTGAGTAAGTTAGTAGTTTTTATATTATCGTTTAACTTATTAGCTTTGTTACCTAGTAAGTCTATTTGTACAGAAGTACCTTCTACATCAAAATCAAATACAAACGATTCTATTTTTTGTATGTTATTAAGTTTGATATTTGTAAAATAAGCAACTGTCTCATATACACTACCTAAAAAGTCTGCTGCAATTTCTAATAGTTCTTGTTTATTTTGAGATAGTCTATTGTTGTGATTTAAGTCAGTTGCTAAGTTAGTACCGTGAGATGTAGTTTGTAAAGAACCGTCATATATTTTATTAATATTTTGATTGAAAAAACTACTAGTCTTTACTGTAGCATTAAGAACATTAGATAAAACATTTACATGAAGTTTATCCTGTAATATAGAAGTTAAAGGACTAGGGGTCATAGAATCGAACTCTACATCATCAGCAATAGAATACCTAGGGCTAACATTTTCATCTTGACGAGCTGTATTACTGATACTATCGCTTATTTTTTGTAACACACTATCTTCAAGATTAGTTAAAGCTTCAACTTCTGATTTAACTTTAGGATGTACACTCGCAAATTTGTCATGCCAATACATAATAAACTCAGGAGGGAGACCTTCAATTTTAGTTAAAGCGTCTTTCCAGAACTTTGCTTCTTCAGTAATTGGATCGGTTTTTTGCTTTGTATTATAAAGATCGTTATATAAGTTATACTGTACTTGATATGTAGAAAAGGGCTTAGATTGCTTTATTGCATTTATCTGAGTAGTATAAGAACTAGTAAATCTGTTGTTAACTAGTTCGTGTACTGCAGTTCTTAATGGTACTTGACAACTCATATATCTTCTATTAGTTCGTGAAATTTAGTACAAGCAATTTCAGAATAAAAAGTATTTATAGTAAATGTATGCTTATATCCTACAACCATCCAACTACCGTTTAGCTTTTTACTATGCTTATTAGGTATAGCTGTGTTATAAAAAGTATTAATAAATTGACCCGGTGCTATATTATATATGCCTTTGCATTTGTATGAAAGCATAGTTGATAAACTTATTAAATTTTTGAGTATAGTATTACGGCCTTCATAAC